TGTTTGAGAAGTGGTGGTGAGCGTTCCTGTAACGCTAGTATCAACGCCAGCTAGTGCATCGGGGTTGGCGCAGTCGATATCGATTGCTTGTACGACGAACACCTCGTTGTCTAGGGGGTTAAGTTGGAGATCGACACGACCTTGTGTGAAGGTGTTAGGGCCGGATTCTCCGACACGGGCTCCGATTACAATTAGGCTGGATGACTGTTTTAGACCGACTGGCATGACTAACGCCACACTGCTCTAGTGTATAAATTACACTGTCTTTTTCGCCGTCGAACAAGGATTAAATCTTCTTTCTCCTAGCGTGGTACAATGCGTTGCAGATTATCGGAGCCGATAGGCTTACGCTCGACCTACTTATACATACATACTTATTAGGGTCGGCCTGCTGGGGTATTACATGGGAGTAAACAAAACCATCAGTTTGGACGCACAAACTGCATTGATTGCCGAGCGATTGCCTAATTTCAGCCAATTCGTTAGACAATCATTGATCAAACATGCGAGAATGGAGAAGAAAAAGCAAGGATTAGTGCATTATGCGCAACCTCAAGCAAGAGTTTGGGGGCCAAATAATGACAAATGCAACCCTAATATCGTCAAAGGTCGATGTTTGATTTGTTGGGGTGACGAATAATGGCTAATCAGAACACTTTCTTGTGTGAATGCGGTCGAGTGATCGGAAGGATGCCCAAAAGTGCCTATCATTTGCCGTGGAATGCCTCAGAAGGCGACCCTGTTCACCGTGGTGTCATGTGTGGAGGTTGCCGATTGAATTGGATCTACATTAACGGCGGCGGAAAATATGTCAATGTCAAAAAATGCTGCTTCGGAATCAAGTGCAATGGTGATTGCCGATGAAGAATTGTCCACGATGCAAATTAAATTGTATCCTCATCGGCACAAATGAAGATGGCATCTGGTACTTTTGTCGAACTTGTCAAGGAGTGTTTGCTCAATGAATCCAATTATCAACCATTTGGAAGGCTTGAAAGCTCAACTTCACGAATGGCTTACGATAATGTCTGATGATCCTCACTTTGCCCCACCTGCTTGGGTGATGGAGTCCATGTGGACACGGCTAAACTTGATTATTTCTTTAGTTCCCGTCGAAGAGCCTTAATTTGCTTGAGAATCTCCTCAAGAAGTATCGACCAAGGATGCAAAACCATATCATCACTTCATCTTTTTACGAAGTCGATGAGCGAGCCGTGCGACATCCGCCTGAGTTTTTCCTTTGCGAAGGGATCCGTTGCGAGTTCGAAGACGAGCATTTGCATCCTTGAACGCCTTCGACAATTTCTTGTCGCTCGCTCGAGCGGATCGAGAACGCTTTTTCTTAAGAGGAACAACGAGTTCAGGGCCAGCTTCACCGATCATGGCGAGTGTTGGATTCATTACGAGTCCACCCATAGCCATATTTTGCATCGTTGATCCCTGATTACCCACTGTAATGGCCACGGCTTTCTCAACTGCAGCTTGTCCAACGGGGCTTGCGATGTAGGAAGCGGCTGCTCCACCTGCAGCAGGACCGCCCGCAGCAGTCGCACCGGCAATGAATGCGGCTTTGTACAGTGCGCTTGTCACGCTTTCAACAGTGACCACTAGGGCCACCTCAAGCACTGAGCAATTCAGATTGGACTAAAGCAGCGTAGATCGAAGCGGATGCTGTAGCTCGGTATCCATACACCTTGCATGCGATAGACTTCCCGCCGAGGTTTCCGGATCCTTGGACCTGAAGGAAGAAGTCGTTGGTAGAAATGATGCCGATGTACTCAAGTGCGCTTGGAGGAGTTTCCATTGAAGCGGATTCGAAACTGACTCCACCATCTACGAAACCTGCAGCTCGAATGGACAATTCCTTGCGGGCCATTGTGTTCGAGTTTTGGAAGGCACCTAGAGCTGTTTGAGAAGTGGTGGTGAGCGTTCCTGTAACGCTAGTATCAACGCCAGCTAGTGCATCGGGGTTGGCGCAGTCGATATCGATTGCTTGTACGACGAACACCTCGTTGTCTAGGGGGTTAAG